CAAGGGGCGCATCGACTTCACCCCTGAGGAGCTACACCGCTACGGGGAATACTGCCGCAACGACGTCGAGCTTACCTACGAGTTATTCAAGCGTCTGGCTGTGGGCTTCCCTCTAGTAGAGTTGAAGCTAATCGACCTGACCATCCGGATGTTTTCGGAGCCGGTGTTGGAGTTGAGCACTGACGTGCTGGAGAGCCATCTGCTCGACGTGCAGATGAAGAAGGAAGCCCTGATGGCCAAGCTCAACTACGACAAGGCCGACCTGATGAGCAACCCCAAGCTGGCCGAGTTGCTATCGTTTCACGGCGTCGAACCGCCAATGAAGATTAGTCCGACGACAGGGAAGAAGACGTTCGCCTTTGCCAAGAATGACGAGGAGTTCAAGGCGCTGCTAGAGCACGAGAACCCACAGGTGCAAGCCATTGTCGCTGCGCGGCTAGGCGTTAAATCGACTCTCGAAGAGACACGCACTGAGCGGTTCATACAGATTGCTAACCGGGGCACATTACCCATACCCCTACGCTACTATGCGGCACACACGGGGCGCTGGGGCGGTGACGACAAGGTCAACATGCAGAACCTACCGCGCAAGTCCCCGCTGAAGAAGGCTATCATCCCACCTGCGGACCATGTGTTCATCGACTGCGACTCTTCGCAGATTGAGGCGCGCACCTTAGCGTGGCTGGCTGGGCAGAACGACCTCGTCGCTGCGTTCGATGCGGGTGAGGACGTCTATAAGATTATGGCCAGCGCCATCTACGGTAAGGACATCGAGGATATCACGGACAGCGAGCGGTTCGTCGGTAAGACTACCATCCTAGGTGCAGGCTACGGGATGGGACCAGCCAAGTTCCAAGCACAGCTAAAGACGTTCAATGTCGAGATGGAGCTTGAGGAGTGCGAACGCATTATCCATGTGTATCGGGCGACCTACCCGATGATACCGCAGCTATGGAAGCAAGCCCAAGCTGCGCTTGAGGCTATGGTGCGAGGACAAAGCGCACCAATTGGACTTGCCGGTGTGCTCAGCGTGGACAGCATGGGTATCCGGCTACCCAATACACTCTACCTCAAATACCCCAACCTGCGCTGGCACGAAGACCCCAAGACCGGCAAGCGCGAGATGGTCTACGACCAGAAGAAGGGGAAGGCAGTTATCCCTACGCGCATATACGGAGGCAAGCTGGTCGAGAATATCTGCCAAGCCTTGGCGCGCATCGTGATTGGTGAGCAGATGCTGATGGTTGCTAGGCGGTTGCGTGTGGTGATGACCGTGCACGACGCCGTGGGTGCCATTGCACATACTGCGATAGCAGACAAGGCACGTGCCTTTGTCGAGGCATGCATGAGGATTAGGCCGAAATGGGCGGCGCAGTTGCCGCTCAACTGTGAAAGCAAGATGGGAGCAAGCTATGGCGGATGAAGAAAACCACCCGTTGGTGGACCTGATGTTGAGGCGCATGCAGTCTCACCCCGAGGAATTTGAGGACAAGCACACTCGTTGGGACGAGGCGCTTAGTGCTATCGACGAATATGCTACTTCAGAGCAGAAAGCGCGGGTCAGCCGCGCCCTTGGCGACATCATGCTGGACGAGGCCCACCGTGACGCGCTGGACGAATTGCTCAATGGTGAACAACGTCGGGCCGAGATAAGGGCAGAGCAAGCTGCGAAAGACGCCGCGCTACAACAAGCCATGCAGCAGGCTAAGCAACAGATGGCCCAGCAACTGCAAGATATGTCCACCACATGGACCGCATACGACGAAATCGCCAACATCCAGCCGACTTCGCTCAAACTGGGCGGTGAAACCCTCGATGAGGGGATGATTAAACGCATGAAGAAAGCACTGGGACTATGACCGAATATCAATTCACCAAAGACTGGTTTGACTGGGCACCGCCCGTGTGGGAGCAGCTTATTCCGCTACTGCCGGAACGTAACCCGGAGACGGGTCGGGGGTTTATCGAAGTCGGTTCCTTTGAAGGCCGTAGCGCCGTCTGGATTGCCGAGAACATGATGCAGGACGGAGATTACCTGACTTGCATCGACACGTGGGAAGGCGGGGAAGAGCACGGCGAAGAGAACATGGGGACCGTCGAAGAGCGGTTTGACCATAATATCGCGCTGGTTGAAGAAAAGTTCCCTGACCGGCATATTTCAAAGGTATCGGGTTCCTCCTATTACCGGCTGGCCGAGGAGGTCGCTGGGAACGGGACCGAGGATTACGACTTCATCTACATCGACGGTTCGCATATCGCCAAGGATGTGCTGACCGATGCTTGCATGGCTTGGCCCCTGCTCAAGCCCAAAGGTATCATGGTGTTCGACGACTATATGTGGGGTAACCCGCGCGACGTCTTGCACCGCCCGAAGGTAGCTATCGACGCCTTCACCAATATCTTCGCCGAGGAGGCTGAGATTATCCACGTTGGTTACCAACTGGTTGTACGCAAGAAAGGAGAGTAGTTATGGATATTTTGACTTTGATTGTTGGTGGCGTCCTGCTCATCGCTGCCGGTTTTTTCCTTGGTTACGGTATGAGTTTCTCAAATTCTGAAAGCCTTAAGCAGCAGAACCAGAAGCTGAATGCCGAACTGAAGCGTCTGACTGACCGCGACAGCAAAGGCCGTTTTGTAAAGAGGGAACGCAAGTGAGTGATGAAGTTAAAGTGAAGCCGGTGGAGGCCAAGCGCCCCAGCCTGATGATTGCTACCCCCATGTACGGCGGTATGTGTACGGGACACTATGTGCAGGGCTTGCTGCTCACCATGCAGAAGATGCGAGAGATTGGCGTCAACGTGGCATGGTGTCAGATTATGAACGAAAGCCTTATCACCCGTGCGCGTAACGAACTGACACGTATCTTTTTGGAGAGCGACCACGACTACCTGATGTTCATCGACGCCGACATTGGCTTCGACGGGGAGGCCATCGCTCAACTGATGCTGGCCGATAAGGACATCGTGTGCGGCATCTACCCCAAGAAGGAAGTGAACTGGGAGAGCGTAGAGCGCGCTGCACAGGGTGGCAAGCAAGGGTTGGAAGACTATGCTGGGGCTTTCGTGTTTAACATGGTAGGTGACAGCGATGCCCACTCCGATGCAGACGGTTGCATCGAGGTCCGTCATGGCGGCACCGGCTTCATGCTCATCAAGCGCGGGGTGTTCGAGCATCTTGCACCCCACGTGCCTACCTACCGAGTATCGTCATTCCAGAACCCTGAGACTGGCGAGTACGACAAGCCGCTGACCTATGAGTTCTTTGCTACGTCAATCGACAAGAGCGGAGCGCTGCTGTCAGAGGACTACCACTTTTGCGAGTTATGGCGAGAACATGGCGGCAAAATCCACGCCCAACCGTTCATCAAACTGAACCACGTCGGCACCTACATTTTCGGTGGTGACATTCTCAAGAGCGGCGGCAACCTAAAGTAAGGAGCAAGTGAAATGGTTAAGAAAAACAAAGCACACGCAGTGAAGCAGCTGGTCAAGCAGGGATACTCCAACAAGGAAATCCTTGGCCGCATAGCAGTTAGTGGGGGGTACATATCCCAGATTAGGAAGAAGCTGGCGGAGGAAAAGGCAGCACGGGCAGCGGAGAAGCTGGCGCAAGAGCAGCCGGAGGTCTTGGAGCTAACCGAGGATATGCAGCCGCAGCCCGGCGAATTTGTCGAAGTGGATAACGTCAACACCACCTTAGACGAAAGGGGTAACCAATACGGCTCGTTCATGGAGGGTGCGAACATAGCCATCAGGCTCAAGGGTATCATGCACAATGCAATCGCACGGAATGACGCCCATCTGTTCCCTGACCAAATACTGGCGCTCGACATGATTGCGGTGAAGCTAAGTCGGATTGTTAATGGAAATGCTGCGCATCGAGATAGCTGGCTAGACATCGCAGGCTATGCTAAGCTGGTGGCTGACCGTCTCGGAGGAATTAGCAGGTAACATGACAGCTTGGTCGTATAGCAGTATCAAAACATTCGAGCAGTGCCCGAAGAAATACTTCCACCTCAAGGTTGTGAAGGACGTCAAAGACGACCCCGGCCCGGAAGCGGTTTATGGTACTGAGGTACACCTAGCAGCGGAGGAGTTTATCCGCGATGGCAAGCCAATCCCTGATAAGTACGGTTTCATTCGTCCTGTCGTGGAGCGGCTTGCCAATTTTCCCGGCGAGAAGCGCACCGAGATGAAGGTAGGGCTACGCAAGGAAGGCACCGAGTTCTCCCCATGCAGCTTCTTTGACAAGGAAGTATGGTACCGTGGCATCATCGACTTGCTGATTATCAACGGTGAACGAGCACACCTGCTCGACTACAAGACTGGCAAGAATGCCAAGTATGCCGACATGAAGCAGCTTGACCTGATGGCCGGAGCGGTGTTCGTCCACTACCCGCAGGTGCAGGAGATTAAGTCGGGGCTTTTGTATGTGGTATCCAACGAGTTCCCTAAGAAAGTACATGTAAGGGAGAAGCTCGGGGAGTATCTTTCGGTCTTCGACGACCAGCTTGAGCGACTCAACGCCGCTATGGAGCATGGGGTATTTAACCCGAAGTCTGGCCCTTTGTGTGGCTGGTGTCCTGTGGTAGAATGCGCGCATTGGAAACCTAAGAGGAAACGGTAATGCCCTACAAAGACCCCAAGGACCGCAAGTACACAGGCGCGCCAGCGGCATACCAAGCGCAGCCGGAGCAGAAGAAGAACCGCGCAGCGCGCAATGCTGCACGTGCGAAGATGATGAAGGCCGGTAAGGTCAAAAAGGGCGACGGTAAGGATGTTGCCCATAAGGTTGCCTTCGACAAGGGTGGGCATAATGGTAAAGGACTGCGTGTCGAGAGCGCGTCGTCCAACCGCTCTTTCCGTAGGGACAGCAAGCGCAACCTAGTATCCGAAGTTAGCAAGCGGGAGCGCGCCAAACGTGGAAATCGTTGAGAATAAGGCGCTACTGTTTGAGACGCCGCATGCAGACATAATCACCGACAGCATCGAAAAGAGCGCGGTGGTAGCAACAAATGGGAGCAAAACCAAAATGCTTATGAGATGGGGGCTGAAAGAAGCCCAGACCTTGGCGACCCTGCACACAGACGTGCCCTCGCCTATCCTGCGGGATTACAAATGGACCGGTAAACTGGTACCGTTCGAACACCAAAAGACAACAGCGTCGTTTCTATCGCTACGCAAGCGCGCCTTCTGCTTCAACGAGCAGGGTACAGGTAAGACTGCCAGCGTCATCTGGGCTGCGGACTACCTCATGAAGGCGGGGCTTGTCAGTCGGGTGCTGGTACTGTGTCCCTTGTCCATCATGAAGTCAGCGTGGCAGCAAGACCTGTTCAAATTCGCCATGCACCGGTCATGCGGCGTTGCGCACGGTACGTCTACGCAGCGCACTGCGGTAATCAACAGCGGCGCAGAGTTTGTCGTCATCAACTTCGACGGGGTGGCAGTTGTCAAGGACGCCATCCTGAACGGCGGCTTCGACCTTATCGTGGTGGATGAAGCTAACGCCTACAAGAACCCGCAGACCAACCGATGGAAGGTGCTCAACGAACTGGTCAAGGCAAATGACCCCCGGTTATGGATGCTTACTGGTACGCCAGCAGCACAAAGTCCCCTCGACGCGTTCGGTCTTGCAAAGCTCGTGAACCCAGAGAAGTCACCGAAATACTACAGCTTCTTCCGCGCCGAGACGATGTATCAGGTCACGAAGTTCAAGTGGATGCCAAAACCTGACGCACCGAAATATGTACACGACATCCTGCAACCGGCCATCCGGTTCGAGAAGAAGGACTGCCTCGACCTACCCGAGGTAACGTATATGGACCGCGATGCGCCGCTCACCCCCCAACAGGCAAAATACTATAAGCAACTGGCGACCGAGTTGCTAGTTGAAGCTGCGGGGGAAGAAATCAGCGCGGTCAACGCAGCGGTCAAAATCAACAAGCTCCTGCAAATCAGCGGAGGTGCGGTCTATTCGGATGCTGGCGAGGTCATAGAGTTCGACGTGTCCAACCGCCTC